GTTGAGTTGTTGTTGGGTTGGAGAGATCCAGTTGAAATATATTGTTAGTGTATGTATCCCTAACCAGAAATGGAGTGTTCTTGGAGATGTTGATCTCAACCACATGCGTAGGATGACAAGGAGTGATCGTCCAAAGTTGATTAGTTCAATGAATAGAGGAGGCAGCCGACGAACTGCTGCGAAGACTAACGCAAGAAATAGTAAGTCCACAGGTAATAAACCTGTGGCACGTCAAACTGGTAGGGGTGTTCCTACTAGGCGTGGGCGTAATAAAGGTGGGGTGCGTAGAGGCCCATCTGGTAGGCGGGGAGCAATTGCAATGAATGATGCTAGCACCATCTTGCAACATGCTGTACCCGAGTTGACTGATATTCTGGAGAAGGATGAGTTTGTGGCGGATATTTTAGGTTCTGGTGGTTTAGGTAATGTGACCATCCAGAAGTTTCCTTTTAATCCAGGACAAGCTCAATTGTTCCCATTAGGGGCACCGGAGGCCAATAAATGGACCACATGGAAATGTATATCAGCTGAACCTTACCTCTTACATGAGGTGAGTGAATTTGCAACAGATGGATCAACTGGGAAGATCTATTTGTCTTTTGATTATAATGCAGCAAATTTGCTGCCCACCACTAAGCAACAGATTGCTGATATGCATTCTGCTTCCTGTATGCCTTGTCAAGATATAGGATTAAAACTTATACCCAGTTTATTAAATAGAGCCGATCCTAAATATATTCGGCCTGGGCTACAACCGTCGAATACTGATATAAGGTTGTATGATGGTGGAAATTTGTATGTTGCCTCAATAGGGCAGGCTGGAACAACAAAAATTTCTGAATTGCGAATTAGATACAAGTTTAGGTTGGAGTTACCAACCTTATTGAATGCTGGAGGTGGAACGGTCCCCCCAGTGAATTCATCTGTCGCTTGGTTTCAATCTAGTGCGCCCGAGGCAGCGGGTGCGACAACTGTAGCTACTAACCCTGTTTTAGCTACAGCAACTGCCAATGGAATTGGAGCTGTTAATACAGCAGGATCAATAGTTTTACCAACTGGTAACTATGTGATTAATTATGATTGGTGGGTAACTTATGGTGGGCTCTCCTCAGGTGCATCTGGGCAGATATTTAAGAATGGAGCAACCGCAGTTATAAATAATACTATAGATCAAACTTTTGCTAACGCTGCAGGATTTACAGAAACAAGTGGTTCACAAACCGCTTACGTTAGTAGTAATGGAACTGATGCATTTACTTTTCCAATTACTAGTTATTATTCGAGTAGTACCTCAACAATAGCTGGTAGTGTAGTTATTAGATCTGTTTAATGATCTCATTAAGTGTGTAGTGATAATTATAATCCGATTGAATATGTGTTAATTCATGTATGTAGGACCGTGTTCATTACACATGAATTTGAATGCCGCATTGCGAAGACGATAATTGTACAGATTATCGATGTCAGGTTTCACTAGCCTGTCTTGACGTCCCCGATTCCTTGTAGGTATACTTACTTAGTAGCTTAGGATAATAAACTCGAAGAAGATCGTTTACGATCGGGGGAGAGCTTATAGGGCTAGCAGCCCTCAAGACTTGAGATCTTGGAAGCACTTGCATCCGCTATTGGAAACTTTAGCAACCCTGTAATGGGGAAAGTGTGTCATGTTGTTATTG